CATACTGAAGCAGCGCACAAAAAATCTTGCGCCGCTGCCTCACGCCCACCAGCAACAGAATCCACCACAGGAAGAGACGGTGGTCAGCATTGCCGTTGATCCGGAATCTCCGGCTCAGTATCTCCAGCGCCAGAAACCACAACGGGAAGAGATGCCTGTATACACGCGCTGGGTAAAAACGCAGAAATGCATGACGTGTGGCAATCAGGCAGATGATCCGCACCACATCATTGGTCATGGACTGGGAGGGATGGGAACAAAGGCTGACGATTTGTTTGTTATTCCGCTGTGTCGTAAATGCCATAACGAACTACACGCCGGGGTAAAAGATTTTGAAGAAAAACACGGTAGTCAGTTGTTGTTGCTGATTCGTTTTTTAATGCACGCGAGAAATTCGGGTGTTCTGAAGTGGAAAGCATAAATGACCGAACGCATAGAATTTGTTTTGCCTTACCCGCCAACGGTGAACACCTACTGGCGACGTCGTGGCAGCACATATTTTGTATCAAAAGCCGGTGAGCGTTATCGCCGTGATGTGGCGCTAATTGTTCGCCAGCAGCGACTGAAATTAAACCTGTCCGGAAGGCTGGCGATAAAGATTATTGCAGAGCCACCGGATAAGCGCCGTCGTGACCTGGACAATATCCTGAAGGCACCGCTGGATGCGCTGACGCATGCTGGACTACTTATAGACGACGAGCAGTTTGATGAAATCAATATTGTGCGCGGTCAGCTCGTTCCTGGTGGGCGGCTGGGGATAAAAATCACAGAACTGGGGTGCGCATGAATAACCAGTATTTACAGTTTGTGCGTGAGCAGCTCATTATCGCCACCGCTGATTTGAGTGGGGCAACAAAAGGTCAGCTTGAAGCCTGGCAAGAGAATGCCATGTTCGATACAGGGCGTTACAGGCGTAAAAAAATCCGGTACCGCGATGAAGTGACTGGAAAAATGATAACGCGGGATAATCCACCAATCCCGGGAAAGCAATCGCTGGCGAAGGGGACGTCAATTCCTCTGGTCAGTCCGGTTGAGTTTTCGACATCATCGTGGCGGCGGGCTGTTCTGTCTCTTGAAGAGCACTATAAAGCCTGGTTGTTGTGGTGTTACAGCGGGAGTATTTGTTGGGAATATCAGATCGCGATAACACAGTGGGCGTGGAATGAATTTAATGCTCAATCCGGTACCAGAAAAATTGCAGGGAAAACGCAGGAACGCCTGAAAAAATTAATCTGGCTGGCGGCGCAGGCAGTAAAAGCAGAACTTTTTGGTGGGGAAGGTTATGAATACCAGGAGCTGGCATTACTGGCGGGAGTGACAACTAAAAACTGGTCCAAAACATTTACTCGTCACTGGGTTGCAATGAAACACATTTTTCACCGACTGGATAGTGAGGCTTTATTGTTTGTAATGAGAACACGTTCAAAAAAAAGACGGCATTTTCAAAGCAAAGTGTTGCAAAAGTAGATTGAAAGGCATATATTCATGCAAATCTGATACTTTGCCGATTTTGTACGTGATGGCAAAAGCAAACAAAACCCGCCCACAAGCGGGTTTTTTGTGCCACTTATCTCGGATAGACATGGTGAATGCGCTGGTGGAGGAGATAAGGGTGATTTTTGAATGCTTGCAACATTGATTTCGTAACGTTATTATCCTGCG